TAGCAGATTTGGCTTCATTGAATCGTAAGCCAACATATGTAAGTTGTAGAATAGCTGAGTTACGCATCTCATCGTTGTATGTGTATCCACGCCAATTAAATTTCATTGCATATTTTTCACATAACATAATGTACATGCGGGCAAGCTTGTTAGTAATGTTTCCGTGATCTTTATTAAATTCACCATCATCAAGTGAACCTTTCCAATGACTTTTCCCTATAACTTTAAAAGTATTGGTAGTATCTAATCGGAAGTGCTGAAAAGGCGGGAAGTTGACTTTGACATGTACCATATCATCAACTTCTTTGGCAGTAGTAGGATCTTCTAGGTCAGCAAAAATCTCATCTACATCACCCTCATATTCAAATATATCCTTAGCGGTTTTCTTTTTGTCTACTTTTCGAGGTTGCTTGGGTGCGACTGGAATATGATCCCAAGTCATTACCCTAAACACTAAGTCAGTAGTAGGAATTGTTTCAGGATCAGTAGTTCCTTTGGGCAATCCTTGCTCTACGTCTAGTCTTTCAGCCCTAGTTTCTTTTGCAGTTTGTATTGTTTCTTTCTTAAATGCGTAGTCTAAGCTGTCTACAATACTTGCTTGGGGCATATCCACAATAAAATCATATCTATGGTCCGCTTCTGCTAGAAACGTGCAATATGAGTTTTTGCTACTGTGAATCTCTTTTAAAATATCCTTGTTATTTAAATAATTTACTGGTTTTTTTGTTGTGATTGTCATAAGTGGTTAGTGTTTCCTTGATACTATTGTATCAGAATTGTAGTAGAAAAGCAACTATTTTTATTAGGAAAAGGTAAAAATAGCACTTTTTTATAGCGATAAATATATTTAGTAAAGGTTTAAACATGGCAACTTCTATCCCAACACCAGTAGATCCGGGACAAGAATCACTAGCACAAACACAGGCTAGTGTTCTTAACGCAATAATTACTAATCCAGTATCCGTCCCTGCACCTATATCGGTAGAAGCGGCTAAGGTAGGAATATTTTCAGCACCTGTCTACCCAGAAACTCCCCCAGTTTCAGTTCCTAATGCAAACACATCAACCAATCCATACGCCGGAGCCGGAGCAGCCGTTCCGACCACCCAGCAAGTAGCTGGGTTGACGACCGATCAAATCGCTGCCGGTGACACACCCGCACCTAGCACAAACCCAAACAACGGGAGTTCTTATACTGGGGGAGTTGGTAGTGCAACCAACGATTTACCTGCAATAGCTACCCCTGCCAGTACAGACTGGCGTGTAAAATTAACGTTAGCAAATAGTGCAGAGTATTTCTATAACTCACCCGATGTTGGAATTCTAGCACCGTTACAATTAACTAAAGGAGTTATATTTCCTTATACACCTAGTATTAATATGAACTACAATGCTAACTACGACCCAGTTGATATCACACATACTAACTATAAATTGTTTTCTTATAAAAACAGTAATGTAGGGGACATATCTATTCAAGCAGACTTTACTGCACAAGATACTAATGAAGCGAATTATCTACTAGCAGTAATTCATTTCTTTAGATCCGCTACTAAGATGTTCTATGGTAACGATAAAAATCCACCGAACGGAACTCCCCCACCTTTGCTTTATCTAAGTGGCTTTGGACAGTATCAGTTTGACCAGCACCCGGTAGTAATTTCTAGTTTTAGCTATCGTTTGCCATCAGACGTAGACTATATTAAGGCAGGTGTATTTCAACAAGGAACATCTTCGCCTGGTAAACCAGATACGACCGTTGCAGTTAATACATCAAAATCTGAAAATATTTTTACTAAGGCAAAATCTTTTTTAAGCAATGTATTAAGATTACAAAATGCAGGGTTACAGCCAGGTGCAGTTGCCAACAACCCGCAATTTAAGACCAATGAAATTGTGACTCCTACATACGTACCTACAAAAATTAGTTTGAGCCTAACATTATTACCAATTATTTCACGCGGGGATATGAGTACACGATTCAACTTAAAAGACTATGCAAATGGAAAAATATACAGCGGTAGCGCATCAAAACATAAAGGAATATGGTAATGGCTTTATATAACTCAAATAGCCCCTACTACAATACAGATGTAGTTACTGGTCAGTTCTTGGATATAATGATTGACAGACCTATACCTAAAGACCCTAGTGACATTTATTGGGAAATAACACAAACATATTCATTGCGCCCTGATTTACTTGCCTATGACTTATATAATGATGGTGGTTTATGGTGGGTATTTGCACAACGAAATCCAAATCGTCTTAAAGATCCGTTGCTTGATTTTGTGTCCGGTACATATATTTTCTTGCCACAATTGACTAATCTAAAAGCTGTTTTAGGATTATAAAATGGCAACAGCATTTGAAGATTCTGATGTACCCGGCGGAGTAACTACCGGTGGCGAAACAGTAACTGGCGGTGGAACCACAACTACTAAAGTGGTCAGTTACGATTCTACTGGATATCCAAAAGATATTATAGTAACCAAAGAACCTGGTGTGAGTTCATTCACTCCAACTGGTTCAACTAGCCCGGTAAACATAGCGCAGCCTCCTGTAATAAAAACAGAAACTAATGCTTCTCCAAAGTCACAGGGTACTTTAAGAGAAGTAGTAGTAACCGCAACACAAGATGACACCACGTCCACTGCAACAACGAATCAAAAATCACAGGGTACTTTAAGAGAAGTGGTAGTTACTGCAACTAGAGAAACAGATAGTGAACAATTAAAAGCTCCCGGAGCAAGAACGTTCAATCCGTTGTCTAATTTTAGTAGTTATACGTATCATATAACTTTATACATGATTACACCCTATACTTACAATAAATTCATTGAACAGGGTAATAAAGGTATATCACCAAAAGATATGTTTGTCGTTGCTGAGTCAGGTGGTACAAATACAGATGGTAAAAACTTTCGCTTGTTTAAAGATTTAGATTATTATATTGACGATTTTAACTTTCAAACTTACCTAAGCACAAATGCTAACAAAGGTGCAAATGTCGATTCATTGTCATTTAATTTTAAAATTTATGAACCTTTTGGCTTTAGTTTTATGTCTAGATTAAAAGCGGCTGCCTTGAATATTGTCAAGAACAGTAATTTGCCTGGACATGATGATGCACCACATCATTTGCAACAATTGTATATGATTGGTATAAAATTCTATGGATATGATGCTAATGGTAATTTAGTCACACATGATACTTCAAATCAACTCGTACCAAACACTGCTACTTATAGTATATCTAGTGGTACTGAATCAAATGACAAATTTGCTGACAATGGAGTCTTTGCTAGATATTTTCCTATAACTATAACTGAGATGCAATTTAGATTAGATGGTAAAACAACGGTATATAACTTTAAAGCAATTAACGTTTCTGTAAACACAGGTAATGGTGTAAAACAAAATCAAGTAAAAACTAAACAAAGTTTGTCTGGTAAAACAGTTGAAGAATTATTATCAACCGGTGACAATAGTCTTGAAAAATTATTGAATAAAATACAACAAGATTTGTTTGATAAGAAAAGTATTAAGGTAAAGAATGTATTCAAGATTGAATTTAAAAATAAAGATAAAAGCAAAATAAAAGATTCAATACTATCTTTGGGCGATGCCGCAGACAGAAATAAATCACCCGTTAGTGGGTCAACCAAAGTACCGGATGGTTCAAAAGTCAATGATAAAACCGCACAAAAAGCAAAACCAGACAACAGCAATCGTACATTTGAAATACCTGCAGGAACACCAATAACACAGGTAATAGAAAGAGTTATTGCACAAAGTTCATATATTACAGATGCATTGACTGCAAAAGGTAACGAAGATATGACTAATTGGAGTAATGAAGCTAAGGCTGTTGACAGGACAAGACTTCAGTGGTTTGTGATTACTCCTATTTGTAAAATATTGGAGTTCGATAACGTTGTAAAAGATTTTGCATATGAAATTACATATCTAATCAATGAATACAGAATACCAAGAGTCAGGTCAGTTTATGTTTCTGAACCAGACAATTTCTACGGCTCACATAAAATATATGAATATTGGTTTACAGGTAAGAACAGTGAAGTATTAAGTTACGAACAGAAATACAATGGTCTATTCTTTATGAATGCATTAGATAATCCAGAACCAGGTAAACCCTATGTTAATTCAGGTGGACCCGGGGCACCGGTAATGCCCAACTCAAAACAAAATGCAGATGATTCCGGGTTGTTTGATAAAGCTGGACAAATGATAGCAAGTGTACGTACTAGTTTGTACAGCCCGGGGGAGCAAGCAATGGCAACAATACAAATTTTAGGAGATCCTGATTTTATTTGTACAACTATAGGTATGAATTATGGGGTCTATGATGAATATTATGGACCTGACAAATCAGTTGACCCGCATGCTGGACAAGTGTTCATTCAACTTATTTTCAACGAGGGGGTTGACTATGACCATACATCTGGTTTAATGAAAATCAATGATGACATTATGTTATATGACTATCCTAAGTACCTCAAAGACACCAAAGGTATCATCTACACTGCAACAGATGTTACGTCTACTTTTACAAAGGGTAGATTTATACAAGAGTTACATTTAGTAATGTTCAGCCCGCCACTTGATCCGCCTGAAGGTAAGTCTGAAAGTGCTAGGGAAACAGTTTCATCGTCATACACATCTAGCGCCTCACCAGTTAAAGGATTTATATCTGACGCGGCGGCTAAGAGCAGCGAACCTACAACACAACCTGCATCGCAAGTCGGTACAGGCGCAGGGTCTGGAAATATAAACGATACAAATAGCAGTATGCTTGGTAAAATAACTGGTGGAAGAGTAACAGTTGCGAATGAAACTACACTGGGAGCTACAAATGTACAGAATGTAGTTCAAGGACCCGATGATGATAATACTGGTTATACAGTGTCATCAAATATCAAGCCTGAAGGTAGACCTAGATTGTATGGGGCATAACAAATGAGTGAGAATGTAGTTAAAGTATCAGGAACGACGGCAGCAAACAAACAAGATGCCGGTGGCAAGATAAGTGTTAATTATCCGGTTAAAGGTATAGTTAAAAACACTATTGACGCTAATCGTTCAGGTAGAATTCAAGTATATATTGCTGACTTTGGTGGAACAGAAGATGATGACAAGAGTTGGACAAGAGTAGAATATCTAAGTCCTTTCTTTGGTATGACGCCAGGCGATAATGCACCCGGGAGTAATAATGACGGAACTTTTAAAACTAACAATCATAGTTATGGACTATGGGCTACACCTCCGGATGTAGGTAGTGAAGTTGTTTGTATTTTCTTAAATGGTAAATCAGACTTTGGTTACTATATAGGTGGAATACCTAAAACAGGTTCTCATCATATGGTGCCTGGTATAGGAGCATCTACAAAAATTACTGCTAGTGAAAGTGAAGCTGACAGCTACGGTGGTGCAACAACATTACCGGTAGTAGAATGGAATGGTATAGGTAAAGAAAAAATCAGTGACTTCATTGAAGTACCTAGACCAGTGCATAGTGCAGTAGCGGGACAACTACATCAGCAGGGTTTGTTACGTGATCCAATAAGAGGTGCAATATCAAGTTCTAGTATGCGTGAGTCACCCTCACGTGTGTTTGGTATATCTACTCCCGGAAGACCTATCTATAAGGGTGGCTTGGGTGACGGATCAAACGATACTGCTATTGCTCAAGGATTAGCCGGAGAAGCTGACTCAAAACTTAAGGTAACCTCACGTAGAGGTGGACATAGTTTTGTAATGGATGATGGGGACGTACAAGGTCAAAATCAATTAGTTAGATTGCGTACAAGTTCAGGTCATCAGATTACGATGAGTGATGATGGGCAGACATTGTTTATCGTACATGCTAATGGACAAAGTTACGTTGAATTGGGCAAAGAAGGAACAGTAGATATCTATTCAATGAACAGTTTCAACGTCCGTTCGCAAGGTGATATTAATTTTCATGCTGACAACAATATCAATATCCACGCAGAGAAGAAACTAAACATATATTCAGAAGAAATTAATATTCAGAGTGACAAAAAAACTAACATTAAAACAGGTGAAGATTTAACACAACATACAGTAGGAAATCATACTCTTAAAGTAGAAAAGGGCATGAGTTATATTTCAAATGATGCTGCCAGTTTTGTTTCAACCTCTGCTACATATATCAACGGAAGCGTTGTTAATTTAAATACAGGTTCATCTTCACTAAATCCAGAAAAAGTTAAAGGATACAATAAGGTAACTCACATTGATACACTGTTTGACTCTGTTAAAGGTTGGTTAGCTACACCGGGAAAATTAATTAGTATAGTAACACGTGCACCGGCTCATAGCCCTTGGGTCAACTCTAACATGGGTGTGGACGTTGAAATTAAAACATCAGCAAGCGATTCATTACCAAGTCCCCCTTCTAAGGCAACGCAAGCGGCTAATAATACTGTACCCGACGCACCTAAGACTCCAACATATCCGGCAGTTGCGGCAACTGTTCCACCGGCACAACCAGTAGGCAATATGGACAAAGGAACTACACAAGCAGTAGTTTCACAACAAGCAGTTTCGGCTGCATCAAATCCAACTACGGCTGCCGCAGTAGCATCAGGTTCTGGTGTAGTAGATATCAATGGAACTAAACAAGCAGTGCTTGGTAAATTAGCACAAACACCAGCACAACTTGAACAAGCTGGTGTAATTAAACCCGGTAGTGCCGCGTTAGCAGATTCGTTAATAGCAAAAGGTAAATCAGTAACTGAAGCTTTGCCTCCTGCACTGTTTACTGGTCAAGGCGGTGTTAACAGTGTGTCTGACTTCGTAAACAATCCACAGGCACAAGTTGGAACTGCATCAACTTTGATGCAACAAGGATACAATGGATTAAAATCTGCCGGAGTTATAACTGGTAATGAAAGTGCCGGTAGTATCAGTGGTCTTGTGTCAAGCGCGGCAACAAATGGTGTATCTGCTACGGCTAATTATGTTAAAGGAATTGGTGCTAACTTACCTAGCACTTCTGGAGCAACTGTTACAAACCCAATGAGTGGTATAAAATCAAATGTTGGAGCAAGTATAAGTGAAGGTAATTTTGCAGCCTCAATGGGATCAAAATCATCAAGCTCGTTAGGTGATTCGATTAAAGCAGGTGTTACTTCAGCGGTTGATAGTGCAAAATCTGCGGCTGCAAAAGGATTTGATGCAGTTAAATCAGTATTCAAAAAATTAGAAGCTAACAAACCAGTTAATCTAACCGTAGCGGCTGCAGCCAGCGATCCAAGTTATAAACCACCTACATCTGTTAATCAGGCAGTTAGTTCATTAAAAGATAAAGTAGGAGGTGCCCCTGATATAAAAACAATGGCAGCATCAGTTAGCCCTTCGTCAGGTAGTCCTTTAGCTGGTGTTAAACCTAGTAGTGTTAGTAGTTCTGCTAAGAATGCACTATCTACTGTAACCGGTGTAGATGCAATGACTAGCGCCGCAACAACTACTGGAATTAATTCAGTTGGAATTCCGTCAATCGGAAGCGTAACTAATAACTTAAAATCATTAGCAAGCGGAGTACCTGATTTGTCAGCATTGTCTGGAATGCCAAGTACTTCATCATTGCCAACCACACTCCCTAAAAATCCTATGAAGGGTGTTTCAGCACCAAAAGCTCCTACAGGAACAACTGCTGAAAGTGTAGTCCCGCCGGGTATGGGACTTGGTGCATTTAAAGACGGAATTGCATCGTTAGGTTCATTTGTAAATAAAGCAAATGCAGGAAGTTCTAAACCAAACTTAGATGCAATACCAAAAGGTGGAGAGAACACTACTATATTACCTACATTTGCAGTAGACACAGTAGACAGAACCAGTATGAATTCAGCAGCCGCATCATTGTTGGGCCCGGGCATTGCACTACCTATTACTTCAGGTGGTGCATTAAATGTGCAGCCATTAAGTCCTGATGCAACTAAGCAGTATGACGTATTGAAAAAAGAATTAGATGATTTAGACAAGAATAAAAAATGGGACCTACAAACTGAAAAAATTAAAGCAGAAAAGAAATCCGGAGTCAATAGTTCCGAGTATACTACTGCATTGCAAAACTACAAAGATTGCTTGATACGAATTGAAGAAATTCGTGGAGAGATGTATAATTTAACTAAAGGATAAAAATGGCAATATACAAGGGGTTTTCTACTCAAAATGTCAACGCTACTAAATCAATCAACATCCCTACGGGACTAGTTGACTATACCACTAATGTTGGTAAAGCTGCCGTAACATCTAAAAAATATACGGTTACTGATGATGAGTCGGTAATATTAGATTTTTTAAATGCATTGAATATACCACAAGGGTCTAAACCCGGTAAGCCCTCATATGGCACAAATCTATGGAATTTTATCTTTGAGCCTAATGATGCTGAAACAGTTTCACAGCTTAAAGAAGAACTTATTCGGGTAGCAAGGTCTGATCCTAGAATTATTCTAAATAGTGTGGAAGTATATTCAAAAGATAACGGAATCGTAGCCTCAATTGAGTTAGCGGTTGCACCGCAAAACTTAGTCAGAGAGATAGCGGTATTGTTTAATCAACAGACAAACACTGCGTCATTGGGTTAAAAACCGGTATTTTTAGAACGATAAATATACTAAAGAGATACTAAACTTATGGCCACAAGTTCAAGACAATCAACAATATTTGGTACCAATGACTGGAAAACCATATATAAAACCTTTAGTC